CGATGATACGAACAGTGATATTGCCAATGTGCCCAACGTAGAACATGTTTCAATTGACACGCTCGACTCACCCGAATTGGCCGAGTTTCGGTCCCACTTTACCAACTATTCGACCAACTCGGCCGCCTATGAATTCCTCTGCTTTGCCCGTGTCTACTACATGCGACGCCTTATGGAACTAAAAGGGCTCGATGCCGTCTTTCACACAGACAGTGACTGTATTGTGGTGGAACGTCTCGACAAGATTGTCCCGCAGATTCACGCCAAGGGTTACACGATTGCCTACAGCCTCCAAGAGTCCGATTCGCCAATGAATATGGTAGGGTGTATTCACAATGGTCTTCTGACGCGGGAGTTCTGCGATGCCTTTGCCACCCTCTGTTCGGACATTTACATCAATAAGACCAAACTGTCGCTGCTCATGCCTAAAATAAAGTGGCACAGGGACAACCAACAGGCGGGGGGCATTTGCGACATGACGCTCTACCATCTGTTGGCCTCTGAGCGTCTTCTGCGGGTGTTCGATCTAAATCAGATTCTGGAGGTCGACGGGGTCCCCTGTACGTTCGATCACAATATCAACATTGCGGGGGGCTACAAGGGAGAGGCCACCTACAGGATGAAGGGACCTATGAAGCAGATTCGCAAAGAGGAGGGGCATTTTTTCATTCAGGAGGTTGCCGCCACGGTAGGCCATGAGGTCCGGGCTCTCTCCTTTCATTTCCAAGGAGGTGCCAAGCCCCACATGTTCCAGATTTACAAGAATGGGAATCCTTAATGGACCTAGCCTATTCACAAATAGGTGGGTTATTCTCACCACCTATTTGTGATTGCGATTGTATTTGTATTACCCTACACGGTACGAATGTATTGCCACTGCATGTCAGAACAAATTCCCTTCCAGGCCTGGTCCTGGATGTACAGCTTGTCCCGATTCTTGAGAAGGGGGAAGCAGGCCAAGTGTTCGTCCATCTCCAGAAGCTCGCAGAACTTGTACAGAATGTATCCATAGCTCAAAAAGTTACGCCGCCCTTTGGGAATGTGCTTCTTGAACGCCGGCTGAATCTCCCGAAACATGTGGCGCAACTTCTCCTCATCCTCCCGACTCATGAAGGGGGCATTCTGGCCCGACAGGCGATTGATAATATGGGGAATGTGCTCATAGTATTTCGTCTCCCCCATGTGGCGCAGAATCTCCCGCAACTTGGTGCGCTTCAAGGACGAAAAGTTCGTGATGCGCTCCTTCTTGAGTTGGAGCAGAATCTGGTCATAAATGCCGGCGGGAATCTCGGTGCTCTCCTTGGCCTGGAACTGGGCCAGCCACTCGTTAAAGTGATTAATCTTCTTGTAGGCATAGTACGACAGTTCTCGGGGCGGGTCCTTATAGGAGGGCTTGTCGCTGTCAATCAGGATGAACTCCTTGTGACCACAGGACGTACATGTCATCGTCGCCTCATTCATACACAGGCTCATCTCGTGCCCGCATCCGTCGCAATGCGTCCACTCATCGTCGTACGAAGAATCATTCCGGGCGGCGGCCGGGTCCTCATTCTGGAGGTACTGATTCATCAACTCGTTGCGCTGAAGGGGAGCCGGTCCCTGGGGGCCGGGAGTTTCTTTAAGCCCCCCCTTCTCGATATCGTTCAGGATCGCCAGGATACTCCCCGGCTTGGATTTTATCGGCCCTCCCCTGTTGGTCCCCCGCTGGATGTTCTCCTGGACGTCGTAGTAATTAAACAATATGCTGCCCGAGCGAAGGTAATAGTTCATGAGCCCCCCATCCGTCTCTATTTCACGAACCTTGGCGGCGAGACGGTCTCGTTGCTGCTCGGCGGCCCAGAGCTCCATGTCACTCGTAGAGTTCTTCATCTTTTCAGTAAGAGCCTCTATTTGTGCCTTGAATTGTTGAATATTTCGTTTTTCATCCGCCATCTCGGACACCTTTTGGATGTGGAGGGCATCGAGCGTCGTACGAGACTCCGGGTGAACCGGCTTGGCCGATTTGGGTTTGGAACCGGGTACGTCGCCCATGTCCTATTTATATGGTACAAAAAGGGAGGGTTTAAATGGGGCTCCGGCACATGAATGCGTTTTGAAAATTGTTCGTTCCATTTTTTTTTCTGGAGTACGAATATAACAAATGACAGGCGGAGGTTTAATGCAGCTCGTTGCCTACGGCGCACAGGACGTTTACCTTACGGGTAACCCCCAGATCACGTTTTTTAAGGTAATTTACCGTCGCTACACCAACTTTGCGATGGAGTCGATTGAGAACCCCTTCAACGGTGCTCCCAACTTCGGCAAGAAGGTCACGTGCACGGTTCAGCGCAACGGCGATCTGATCCACCGTGTCTACCTCCAGGCGACGCTCCCCCAGGTCGTCGTCAACGCGGCGACGGACGGCAGCGGCGGCCAGTTCCGCTGGCTCAACTGGGTTGGTGAGAACCTTATCGGCTACGTCGAGCTCGAGATTGGCGGCCAGCGCATCGACAAGCACTACGGCGACTGGCTCCACATCTGGAACGAGCTCACCCAGGAGCCTGGCAAGCAGGCCGGCTACGCCAAGATGGTGGGCAACGTGCCCCAGCTCACCAACCTCATCCTCGCCGGCGGCTCCCCCTGCGACAACCCGTGCTACGGCGGTGCGCCCAACACGTCCGAGGAGGTCGGCTCTTGCACGCCCATGTACACGCTGTACATCCCCCTCCAGTTCTGGTTCTGCCGCAACCCGGGTCTCTCCCTGCCCCTGATTGCCCTCCAGTACCACGAGGTCCGCTTCAACCTCGAGTTCAACGCCCTCAACAACCTGTGCTGGGACCAGGCGACGGGCTCGGACCCCCACTCCATCCGCAACCGTGTCGCCCAGACCGGCCTTGCGGCGGCGTCTCTGTACATCGACTACATCTACCTCGACACGGACGAGCGTCGCAAGTTCGCCCAGGTCTCCCACGAGTACCTCATCGATGTTCTCCAGTTCACGGGCGGTGAGTCCATCACGTCCAGCTCCAACAAGCTCAAGCTCAACTTCAACCACCCTTGCAAGGAGCTCATCTGGGTTGTTCAGCGTGACTCCTTCGTGTCCTGCGATGACACCGTCGTCGGCCCCTACAAGGGCCAGCAGCCCTTCAACTACTCCGACTACTGGGACCGCTCCGTCCTCGAGTCCGGCTACTCCGTCACCCGTGTGGAGGGCATGGCGGGCAACAACCCCGTCATCACGGCGCTCATCCAGCTCAACGGCCACGACCGCTTCTCCGTTCGTGAGGGTGCCTACTTCAACTTGGTCCAGCCCTACCAGCACCACACCAACTGCCCCGCGGTCGGCATCAACGTCTACTCGTTCGCCCTCCAGCCCGAGCAGCACCAGCCTTCCGGCACGTGCAACTTGTCTCGCATTGATAACACGACGCTCCTCCTCACGGTGTCCAACAATGCGGTCGGCCTCAACCTGTCCTCGCAGGTGCGTGTCTATGCGACGAACTACAACGTTCTCCGCATCATGAGTGGCATGGGCGGGTTAGCTTACAGCAATTAAAGAGTTCTATACCCCCCGGTATGGATTCTATCTTGTCGCTGTTTGTGTATAAAATTGATGAACGAATCTCTATTTTGAATATAGTTATATAATCAAAATGGAAACAGAAACCGTGTATCCCAGTGTTCAGAAGGCGGGAAGGCCAGGAAATCCCATAGTGTATTCGCATGTTACACATAATGGGATGGACTATACTGTCATGACAATACAGCATAATGGACGGCATGTGAAGGCAATAATTGATAGGGATGATTACCCTAAAATAAAGGATTCTAATTGGCATTTTACATCCAATTCCTATCTTTCGCATACGCATAGGGTGGATGGAAAGCAGAAGGCATTGTATCTCCACAACGTAGTCATGGATCGTCTCGACCATACAGGGAAGGGCTCCACCGAGACGGTCGACCATATCAATCGCAACGGCCTCGACAATCGCAAAGAGAATCTGCGTATCCTCACGCAGACGGAACAGAATTTGAATCAGAAGCGCAAAGGACGGAACGTGGAGTTGCCAGAAGACTCGGGACTTGTCGCCGAGGACCTTCCAAAACATATATGGTACATAAAACCGAATGGTCATCATGGAGAACGATTTGGAATTGATTTGAAAACAGAAGGCATCCAGTGGAAGACGACGAGTTCTAAAAGCGTGTCGCTCCAAGACAAACTCCACGCCGCAAAAGAAAAGCTCGTCGAACTTTACAAACTCTATCCCCGTCTAAATCCCGAAAATGATGAAACGACTTTCATGATAGAGGGACTCGCCCATTCCTATGAGGAGATTATACGATTATCGGGCGGCTAAGTATCGAAGACATAAAGGAACTATTCAAACAACTACTAATGCTTACAACACGTAGCTCTACGTCCCATGGTTTTTTCTCATGTTGTAATATTCGATTACATAGTCTTGTATACTTCTGGAATGAACATCGTACGGTTCCCTATTCCATCGATGATACGAATTTATTTAAAATGTATAAACCATCGGGACATGAAACGCATGATATCGCAGATCATTTTTTCAAAACTTGCGAAGAAGTCCAAATAGATAGTTCAGGAACAGTTCGGATTGTAGAGGGACCCTCTGAAGATCAGTTCTCACCCTATTCGTGGCTGTGTTACAATGATACTCAACAATTTATACAACGATATTTCTCTCCTTCTCAACCTATTCTCGACCTCCAAGCCTCCCTCGTCGCCAAATACGAGATTAATGTGTCGAATACATGTGCGATGTATTATCGAGGAACCGATAAGTATCAAGAAACTACGCTAGGATCCTTTGATGAATACGCCGCCAAGATGAGTGAACTCATACGCACCAATCCCGACCTTCAAATCATTCTTCAATCGGACTGTTATTCATTTCTTGAGTACATGTTTAACTATGCCGATACGCACAATCTTCAAAACAATATCATGACGTTTGAAGAAAATGTTACGACCACATCGGACCAGGGAGTTCACTTTTTACGGAGAGGGGACAGGGCGTACCAGGACATTCGGCACCTGTTCGCCAGCCTATTAATCATGTCGCAATGTAAGTACATTATTTGTTCCTCAAGCAATGTATCTCTCTGGATGATGTACTATAGGGGTCATGCGAAGAATGTATATCAACTCTTGAATAATAGGTGGGTATAAGGTCCTGGACAATGTTCGTAGAATCCCTATAGGGATGCGCTTCGTCTTTACGGACGGTTGGAATTCGTCATGGCATGTTCTCTTTGGAATGATGGCCTATTACAACCTCTTTGGCATACTCCTCTTTGCCTACTATCAGTTCATTCTGAAATATGATTACAACTCGGCCATTGATTTCGCAGAGTTTCTGGTGGGCTATAGTCTCCTATGGGTCTTCTACTCTATGTCCTCTTCGTCTGCTCCTTCTGAACCAGAAGAGAAACGACCCACACAGAAGGAAACCCCCCCCTCCGAGG